ACGGGAACGGAGCGTGAGGTTCGTGATGGGGTCCGTCACGGTGGCGATGCGCGCGCCAAGCTGACCGCCGAGTTCCGACAGCGGAGCCATCGCGAGCGCGAAGGCGTTGCGGTGGAACAGGATGTTCTGCACTTTCGCAGAACCGAACAGCGTGGCTGTGATCACTTCCGAACCGACCGTGGCCTGCTTGAGCCCCGGCGTGATCGTGATGGTCGCCGCGCCAGACGAGAACGTGACATCCGCGGCAACGTTGTACTGCTGTGGGTCACCCGTGATGGTGAGAATGTCGCCGGTCTTCAGGGTGCCCGCCGCCTGGAAGTTGCTGACGGCGATGCTCGTCGTACCGATGGCGTTCGCGCCGTTGACGGTGCCCGCGTTGTCCGCCGCCACGCCGGACGTGTGTGACGGCGTGTTCTGGTTCGCGAACCAGTTGAAGCCGTACAGCGAGGTGATGGCACCGCGCATCAGCGCGGGGTCCTGCGTGGCGCTGGCCGTGGTCGCGGTCAGCTTGTTGAGGATGTTCGCCTGCATCGAGCCGCCGACCATCGCGTGCAGGTTGGCCGAGTCGTTCATCGGCACCTTGTTGTTGAACATCCCCTGATGCGCCGCCGTGATGTCCGAGAGCGCGAAGGTCGAGGAGGCCTGATTGCCGTACGGAATCTTCTTGTACAGCGCAGCACCGGCTTGGTCAATCGCGTCGGCCAGCGCGTAGGCGGCAGGCGTGATGTGGTCCGCGATGATGCGCGGACGCGTGAGCGAGAGGTCCTTGTCGGTGAGCAGGAACTTCACTTCCTTCCACTGGTCCAGCGTGACCGTCACGCTGTCCGGGTTGAGGTCGGTCGCGGCAGCGGGGGCGTTCGCGGCGGTGAACGCCGTGGGCCGACGGAGCCGGATGGTGTCGCCATACGCCTGCGGCGACGGGTCGTAGCCGCGGAACACACGGCCAGCCATCCCCAACGCCTTGTGAAGCACGAGGAGCGCTTCCTGGGCGAAGAAGATTTCATTGTAGTTGCCAAATGCGTTGCTCATAACGCTGTGTCCTCCCCCGAGGGGAACGAATGTTGTGGAGCAGCAGGGCGGGTTTCGTAAAAACGCGCTCGCCGCCGGATTGTGAAACAACTCACACCTACTCCAGACAGCGAGCGCGTTGCGCCATCGCTGGTGTCCCCGTAGGGGACGGGTCCTACTGTGCGAACCGACAGCCCTTCAGTTGCCGTCAATCTAGTGGGCCGGTGCTAGGAACGCCTAGTGTGGAACAACTAGGCGTCCAAAATCACCAAGTCCACCCCTCGCTTGTCCGCCTCAACACGGGCGCGCTGATACGTGGTGGTGTCGCGCGCCTGCGCTTGCGTGAGCCGGATGGCCTGTCCACCTGTCCACCCGCTTGGCGTGCCGCCACCCTTTGCGCCCCCGCCGCTGGAGGCGGGTGCTGCGAACGCCGAGCCAAACGCCTCGTTCGCCTTCAGCGTGTTCACGAACTGCTCGACCGTCATCGGCGTGCCGAGCATCGCGTCGGCCACCATCGGCGTCTTGCCATCCTCGCCCACGACCTGCACGCGGAACGTATCGCCGTCCTCCACCACGCGCAGCCGCCCAATCACGTGCGGCAGCAAAAGCGTGGCGTTGCCTTCGGCCTTCGCAATCGCGGCCATCGCCTCGGCCTTCGCCGTGGCGTTGAACAGCGCGTTCGCATATCGCTGGGTCTTGCTGCGCTCCTCGCCCAGAGACTTCTCGAAGCCCACCGTGCGCTCGGCCAGCATCTTGTCGAAGTTCCCTGCGGCGCGCTGGCGCTCTTCCTCACCCTTCGAGTGCGCCGTCACGATTTCGCCGAGCTTCGTGGGGTCGCCCACCTTGTCGAGCACGTCCTTGAACGGCGCAAACTGGTCCTTCAGCTTGCGGATTTCACCAAGCAGCTCGCGGTTCTTGCCGTCAAGCGCCAACACGCGCTCTGCGACCTGCTGTTCCGTGTACATCTTGGGTTCGCCGCCGCCGCCAGCGGCATTGTTTCCACCGGCGTTGCCAGTAGGGTCGGACATAGTGCATTACCTCAGGAAAGAGATGAAGAAAGGTGAAACGGGTGATGGTCCTACGATGCTGCGTCTGCGGTTAGTCTTCGCTGGTGCCCACGGTCGGGTCGTACGGCGCGTCGGCTTCCGTCATCTCCACGACACCCGTGAACTGCGTGCGCACCATTGCCAGCGCCTCGGTTGGGTCCTTGCTGGCGGGGTTGCACGCATTGTTGAGAAACTTCTCGAGCAGCGCATCGTTGCACGCCCACACGCCGTCCGCGTAACTGGCGGTGCAAATCCACGATGGAGCCGTGATGGTCAACATCAATCTCTCCGCGTTGGTCGCGTGGTGCGATAGGTGTAGTCTTCCCGCGCGCCACGCGCATTCCGCTCGGGGGACTGAAGGAACTTCTTTGCGGCCAGCTTGCCCTCGGGCAAAATGGCCACGGTGAATGTGCACCGGCAGTTGTACACGCCCTGTCCGGGAACCATCACGCCCCCGTCTACGGGGAAGGGCTGGTCCCCGGGCACGGTGATGCCATCAGCGTCGTGATGCTCGGGGCGCTCCCGACCATCGAGCGTGGTGACCCACGTCTTCACCAACTGCCCCTCGTCTACGCCGGCGATGGCCGCAGCGTCGCGCCAGCCCACGAGGTTGCCTTCGCGCGCAGCGTTGAGCGTGAGCGTGCGTGACCACGTTTCCGCACGCCACGACACTAGCCGTTCCCCATAGCGCCCCGTCATTTGGGCTATCTGTTCATCCGTCAGCGTCGTACCGGCCTCACGTGCGGTGCGCAACGTGCCGTCAAAGCGCGCATCGCGCAGCTCACGCCCGAGCGCATTGGTGTAGTCGCCGCTGCGCAGCGCCAGCTCGTACGACGAGACGATGTTATAGTCGTGCTCGGTCATTCCCACAAACTGCCGCACCTCGCGCGCCACGCTGCGCGGGTTCATTCCCGAGCGCAGCCCGTCAGCCATTGCGCGCTCGAGCACCGCTTGGGTCTGCTCAAAAATGGCGGGGAAGTAGTCCGTGGTCAGACGCTCTACGGCCTGCGCCAGCGCCTCGCTTCCCACGCTGGTCTGCACCACGGCACGCCCCGTGAGTACTGCGGCGTCGCCGCGCATTGTCTGTCCTGCCGTGGTCATCACTAGCTTGGCCAGCTCCCCACGGAGAATAATCTGCGCCGCTGGCGTGCCTGCATCCAGAAACGCACGCGCCGCACCACGCACGTCGTTTTCCGCCAGCAGCGCGCCCACCTTGTCCAAGTCGGCACGCTCGGCGATGGTCTTCAGCGCGCGCAGAATAGCGCGATTGAGGTCGCTGTCGTACTGCGCCGTGGTGCGCTCGAGCCAGCGCAGCGCGCGTCGTTCGTTGGCGGTGCTCATAGCATTGTCCCCACAGCGGCCATCAGCATCGTGACCATCTCTTCAGCTTCCGACTCATCGCGTGCCACGCGCGGCTGCTGCACGTAGCCGGTACTCAGCACGACACGGCGCACCGTGGCCGTCGTCCGACGCGACGTGTTGGCGCGCGTGGGCACCACTACGGATTGACCGTCCACGCCACGGGCGGACGTGTGCCCTGCCATCCGTACCCGGCTGCCCAATCGAGCGAGGGGCGCATAGCTGACCACCGGATGGACTTCGATACACCACCGGAACATCGCGCGTGCTGTCCCCAGAGAATCCACGTCCACGAATGGTGTGCTGCGCTGCACCGTGAACACTGGACGCACCACGAACCGCGACGTGGCCTGCGCCACGCTCACACGAGACGCTCCCACTAGCGCCGGACGTTGCACGCGCACGCGCGCACGCTGCCGACGCACGCCTCCCGTGAAGAGTTCGGGGAGCACCGACAAGTTCCACTCGAAGCGCTCCAACGTCACGTTTACGACCGCCGGAGTGAGCGCCACTTTGCGCTGTCCGACGAAATGCGTATCAAACGTGCCCGCCGTTACGCTGAACGTCACCGCAGAGAGTTCAAGACGTCTGTCGACGACCGGAACCTCGGTGCCCGCCGTGACGCTGACGGTCGCAGCAGTCACGCCCAGACGTCTGCGGACGACTGGAACCGCTGTACCCTCTGTGACCGAGACGGTAGCAGACGTCACCGCCAACTGATGCGCGAAGTTCGCGATGGTGGTGCCGCCCGTGACGCTAATGCTGGTTGAGGTCACCGCCAGACGTCTATTGACGACTGGAACCGCTGTGCCTGCGGTGACGGCGACGCTGGCCGTCGTAAGAACGACGTTCCGTGAGCGCTGCGCACCCGTCGCGCCTTCCGTGACGGCGACGCTCGCCGTCGTTGCCGCCAAGCACCGCGTCGCCGTGGCGACTGTCGTGCCACCCGTGACCGCCACGTTTTCGCTCGTGCACGGCGCACGGCGCTGCGCTACGCTGTACTCAGTGCCCGACGTAACAGCGACGCTGGCCGTGGTGAGCGCGACATTGATGCTACGCGCATACGCCGTAGTGCCGCCCGTAACTGCGATGCTCGCACTGACGCACGGCATTACGCGCGTGACAACGCCGAACTCGGTGCCAGCCGTGACGGCGACGTTGGCCGTGGTCAGTGCGCTGAAATACTGTGCTGTGTCCGAGAGCAGCGCGTCGTCAAAGAACGCACGCACCGATGTCAACGGTGCGTCAAACCACGCCGCTACTTTGAGCAGAGTATTGAAGAATCCCGTCGGCTGGGCCACGGCCTACGCTCTCTCGGTGGTGAGTTACCAGCTAATCACAACAGCGTATCCGTGGCCGCCAGCGCCACCAGCGCCACCGAGTCCGGGATTCATCCCACAGCCACCGCCGCCACCACCACCACCGCC